GTTGGCTGCCAACCATGTAGCGGCGCGAGCGTCAGTGTGATAGTGACCATGGTCATCATCCGCCAAGCCACTAAGTGCGTCGTGGCTAACGGTGGCGAATGTCAAAGTCCCATCTGCTTGAACAACGAGGCATTGCAATACAGCCCCTATTGTGCTTGGAAACGAATAGTCACCAACGGCTAATGCGTCACCTGACTGCAATAACTCATAGTCGGTAGTGTCGCCCTGCACAACTGGACTCTTATCGGCCACTCTTACCTCCTATATCATCAGTGTTTCAAATATCGACACGTCAAGTGTTGCATCGTCTACCGCCCAACCTAGCGATACCACGACGTGCCCGGCCACGACGGTCTTAGTGGTGGTGAGTCCACCAGTTGACGCAAGGTAATACCGCGTGCCCGGAATGAGCGGTACTATGGCCGGACCAGCCGCAACATATGGAGTTATCTTGAGAACCGCAGTGGAATCATACGGCATTCCGTAGATTACGGTATTGTCGTCGTTCATCGCTCCGCCATACCATTTTGCTCCAGCACCTAACGCTGTATCAATGTACGCGATAGAGTCGTCGGATGGGTCAATTACCATCACCTGAGTAGCGGTATATGGTATGCAGTAAATCTTACCATTATTAGATAAGAATCCATGCGCATACTTTGCCGCTCCAGCGATATCACCAAAGGTAGTTACCGAATTGTCGGATGGATCAATTTTGCATATCGCTGTTGCCGTGTAGGGTATTCCATAGATACAACCGTTGTCAGCAAGCACTGCACCGATATACTTATCGGTACCGGCAATGTTGCCGAAGACTGACGACGAGTTATCTGACGGATCGAACTTTAATACGGTAGTAACATTATCATATGGAGGACAGTAGATACAGCCGCTCACTGTATCCAATGCTCCACTAGCCCACTTGTACGTCACACCCGCAACGCCGCCAACTTCAGAAACCGTGTCTGTTGTCGGGTCGATCTTCAATACTTTTGTCGCACTGTATGGGATTCCATATATGCAGCCATCAGCAGCAAGCACTGCGCCGCGATAGCGATTAGTTCCTACAATTACCCCAATGGTTGAATACGAATCGTCGGACGGATCAATCTTCAATACGTTTCCAGCATTCCTTGGTACGCAATAAATCATATTATTAGCAGCTACCGCGCATCCGTCATACTTAAAATTACCAACAGGGCCAGCAAATGTAGCGATAGTATCAGCAGCAGTGTCAATCTTAGCGATGTTCGCATTATCTTCTGGACAGCCGTAGATATATCCATTCGCAGCAATCGCACCTGAGTTCCATTTATCTCCACCGACAACATTCCCGAATGTCTCGGCTACGTCATCCTCGGCTGGGGCTTCTCCGTCAACTGGCCAATCAGCTAACTCTAAGCGGTTCGCCGTAGTGTACTTCACCTGATCGCCAGCAGTGGCATCCTCTATTGCAATCCCCTTGACTGTACTCTTTGCCGGTGTATCACATCGCGCTATACCAACGGTTTGCACGCCATCGAGCATGTATACTGGATACCCAGATGTAATATCCTCAGCAGCTTCAGCCGAATATGTCGACCCGACATAATCACCGGCGACAATGCTGGCTATGTCAGTAACGTTGGTCGCAATGTCTGCTGCGTTGGTTGCAATGTCAATAACATTAACTGCGATACCGGCAGCATTGGCGGCTATATCCACCGTACTGGTGTCGCCACTGAACTGAAGTCGCTGTATGGAACGACGCACTTCGGTAGGACTATCGGAATGAGGCACTGGTTTCATTATAGTAACTTACGGCTCCCAGATTGCTGGATGACTGCATGCGCCGATTCGAACGCCCACGCTTCTCCGCCACCTGTTAGCTTCAGGCAAAGTGCCTGTCCCCGCCCACAGTTATGCACTGTCGAATTAAGTCCTTCTGACCATGTCCCCGTATGCTGTGCTGTCGCCGAGATCGCAGCCTCAAAACTCTGGGCGAGCTGCGTAGCCCACGTCACGTCTCCGCTGTCGTCTGCCAGAACACAGTCCAGTGATACTACGAGACCTTCCTGCCCATCCTCTCCGAGGGGGAGGGGCCCTATGATGATGTATGACGTGACTGCAGTACCACAATCATCGTCCGCATGTCGATTGAAGCGGCGCATGAAGCCGTCGCGTCCGCCCAGAATAACGCCAGCGTCTTCCACTGCGATAGCCTGGGAAGTGCATGTCGCCATCGGCTCGTGGCCCGATGCGAGTGTGAGTGGCCAGTACGTCTTAGTCTGCCAGTCAAGCCACCAGTGGACCCTAGTGTTGGACGATTGCGGGGTCAGGAAGATATGCACCCCATTATCGACTGCATCGTACTCTAGCGAGACGCTCAGTAGGTCTGGATTGAGGTTGATTAGTTCCTGTGGGAGCGTATCTCGTGATACCGAAACCGGAGGCGAGTCGCCACCTGGGGCGACAGCATACAGGCCGTTCATTGATATAAAAATGAATTCTCCGCCCGGCCCGAAACACCAGGCCTCTGCTCCAATTACGCCCACTGTCTTACTTAGGACATCTAGTGACCCTCCGTATGCTGGGTCACCGCGCATTCGCCATAGTTCGTTCCGGCATCCGATGATATTGTAATCGTCTGAATGGGCAGCTCCACACGTTATGGGAGACCCAGGTACACCTGCGTCTGCGGATGTTCCGGCCACTGCTGCTTCGGTGCTGGTATCAGCATAATCCCAGTCAAGCTCGTCACCTCGGTGAGCCATGTACCAGACATGAGATGCGATCTCAGCTCCACCTAGACAGGTCCTGTCATTGAATCTCCACAGTAGCGGACATCCAGTGGGAACCTCTCCCAGGCCTGGTGTGGCGAACCAGCGCGTTAATGTGCCGGCATCAGGATCGTAAATCTTCGGGCATCGCTCAATTCTGAACGAGCAAGTTCCGTTACCGGGAGCTGCCGCGAGCGTTATCGAGCCTGCCGCGACAGTGTCGATTTCGTAGGTGCCATCCGTCGTGGCACCAGTGCCGTTTGAAATAACAACAACGAAGTCGTGCTTGTTTGCACCGATCGTTGTCCAGTCCGTGCCGGCAACATCATCGAATGCCGTGCCGGTAACCGTCCCATCCGTACCTTCAGTAGCGTCTCCATAGTCAGCAATGTATAGTTTCTGGCCGCTCTGTACTGCCTGGAGCGACACATCATCACGAACCGACAACGATGACGCCACGACAGTCATCCGTCCATACGATGTCTCGTTGTAGATGTCCCCGCCGGCCGAGGCAACGAGCATCGACCGCAGCGCAGGTGCCGTGCCTGTGGTATAGTACTGGGCCCTGAATACGTTCACGAGACAGAGCCCGCCAGCTTCAGTGCATTCCAGCCCGAAACCGACACGAGTTCCACCCTGAGCATCGCAGGCCCCCGTCATGATCGCCGTGCCCTGCCAATAGACAGTGACCGTATCACCGACGACGGTAGCGGATAGCCACCCTGGTCGAGGGGTTACTGTGGCTGCGGCGGTGTCGATCACCGTGTCGCCACCCACCAGGTAGGACGTCATCGTCGCTGTGTACGCTCCTGTTGCGCCAGTCATCGATAGCTCTATCAATACGCTATCTGTGGCGTAAGCCGGCGTGGTGTCATCCAGGCGCAGATACAGGCGATAGTTACCATGCCACTCACCATTCCATGGGACCAGTAGCATCTCGATCGTATATGATTCGGCCGTATCAATGGCCGGATCCAGCACGTCCCGTACCACTTCGCCCTCAGCCACGGTCGTGTCTATGGACGCGAACCCAGGAAGTATACTCGGTACGTCAGTCGCCCAGCCGGCCTGAGCCCAGGTCTCCTCCAAGGACAGCCCATTGAAGGTATCGGACCAGTTAAGGAAGTCGTCTCCGAGAGCAAGCACCATAGATGTCAACATACGGATCTCGCTGCCGAGATCGTCGATATGTGAGAGCATTAGCCCTGGCCGGCTACCTCCACGATTCCTGGCATCAAGAGGCCCCTTTGGTCGGACATTACGGCAGTCAGGCGTAGTATAGGGCTTCTGCTGACGGAGGGCTGAACCATAGTCCAACCCGCCGAGCGGAAAGCCGATGTTGATTCCTTGTTGTTGGGCGGGCATTTTCGATCACCGTAAAAAGGACATGCACGCCATAAGACAGTTCCTTATGGCGTGCATGGTTAATTCCTAGTTAGATTCTTTCATGAACGGCTCAATCGTACCGATATCCGTAACCGACAGCGTATTCGACTCATCCTGCTGAATGTGCTCCAGCAGTTCGTCAACTGTCATACTGCACTTCTCCAGGTCCGACTCATGCTCGAGCAGCTCTCCGAGCCACAAACTGAATGCGAGAACTTCAGGCGTCCCTGCCTCAAGCGAGGCTGCCTGCCCGGGTTCGACTCCAGCCAGTTCGCAGATCTTGTTCGTTCGCTGCCCCTGCAGGATCGAGTGCTCAGCCTCGACCTTTCGCACGTACTTCAGAAGCTTGTACGCAATGACAGGCTTCAGCTTCAAGCCAACGACCTGCGACCATGCACCCATACCATTGAGAATTTCACCAAGTTTCATGTCTCTCTCCTTCTAAAGAAAAATGTGGGTGAGCCCATGATGGACTCACCCGTAAAACGCACTAGTCATCCGCGTTACAGGCTTCGTCGTCGTAACAGGGGATGTATGCCTTGGTGCCACCGATACTGATCTTAATAACGTGACTGGTATTGCCAGTAGGAGTCTTCGTGACTGCCTTGACACCATCCTCGTAATCAGTGGCAGATGCCACATACAGAATCGCATCGCACCCAGACGCATAAAGCAGCGAGTCCCACAGATACGTGGCACCGACATTAGCAGCAGCGAAAGCCACTTGCAGCCCAGAGGCAGGCTCGGCGCTTGCGTTATTGAACGCGAGGAAGCCAGCGAGCGGAGTCGTCGCCGTGATTGCCGCGTGTCCACCGATCCGTCCAATGACAGCAGCATGACCCACATCATAGCTCGAATTAAGAACCACACCCTCGGTATGGCCCTCAAATGTCCCCATCAATCCAGCGTGAAGATGGCTGAGTGTGGCAGATCGGACAACAAGCTGACCAACACCACCATACGTCTCCTGTGCGACAGTAGCATCTCCAGCGTTAATAACGTGACGCAGACGAGCACATTTAGCTGAATAACCGGCAGTCAAGTCGCCGGTCGTCGCTCCGTGAACTTCCAGAACATCAAGCTGACCGTCAGCGTAGACGTTTTGGGCGGTAGCGAATAAAACAGCAGAGGTCGTGGCAGCACTGTCTGCGAACTTACCGATACGCATACCCTTCGTCACGTCCGGGCCGACAATCAAGATGCCTTCCGGCCATTTGCTTGTTCCACCGTCGACGTTAACTACGACGCCAGCCATATCGCCAGTGACGGTATATACACGAGAGGAGTTCAGTGTGCATTCCAGGCCAGCATAGTAAGAACTAGCGGCAATGGTCGTAGTCCCAGAGGCGCCTTCCTCGATCGCGGCTCGTACGGCAGCAACGTGGCTACTGATACTACGTGCGCTCGTACCTGCGAACTCGAAGTATCCACACACGCCAGCGAGAACGCCAGCGGAGATATCGACGCAGTCGAGCAGCTTTAACTGCCCTCGCACGGAATTGATCGTAATATTTTCCGTCTGGTCAACGGTCAGTAGGGTCCGAGCCAGAAGCGGACGATAATCCGCCGATGCCAGAACTTCGCCATTGTCATCAAACAAGAAACTTGCCGGTCTAGTGTTCGTAACGCTCAGTGCAACGCCAGCTCCGGCCAGCGAAGAATAAGTGCCAGTCTCGACCAATCGAGTCGGGAAGGCATCCGCAACGTCAGCCAGATCAGCGAGCGTCAGCGTGCCGGGGCTCTCCACGATGTTGAAATCGCAGCTAGTATTTGTGCCTTCATTCACATAAAGAGCATCGCCAGCGCCACCGTCAGTATGCAGCCAAAGGCATCCGGTTGCATATTCTTTGTCTCCGTTAGTCGGAACGGTATCGCCGTGCCCCCACAGCAATCCAGTGTTGGACGGATGAGGTTGCGTCATCCGCATCAGTTTACTAAGCCTTGAAATCATCTCACGTCTCCTATGTTCTAAGAACTGGGGTCACATCCATGCTATAAATTCCTATTATGTTTTCTGCTGCACCAGCCGAATGCGGCGCAGTTCAAGTTCGGCATGTCCTGTTTGGTATACTCCGCTTCCTACGCCGCCGGTGCAGTATGCCCATACCTCTTGGCGAGCAAGCGCAGTATCTAAGTGAATGGCCTCGAATTGATTGTAAGTTCTCATGTAGCCGCCTGCTGCTTCAGCACCAGGGCCGAATCCGTACAGTATCAAAACATCCGTCAATACCTGTATCGATAGATACTCCCTGAATTCATCGGCCTCGATGATCTTGGTAGCCGTAACTGGCAGTATCGACCATGTTCCGTCTGCAGCCATTAAGGTACGACCTCCACGATTCCAGCCAGGGCCAGGTTGCAGTGGCCGCCCTCTTGATATCCGCCAGTACAGATATTGCCGCCATCACAAATGGCGTATACGGCTAAGCGAGCCAGCCATCCGTTTACTGTTACAGCATCACCTGATACCTGAAGAGTAAGCCCTTGAGTAAAGACGGCAGTCTTGCCAAATGCAAGGCAGACCTCCTCATCGCCATAGCTCTGAATCGTCAGGCTGTCACGAAATTCATTCGCCGGGACGATCTCGCTACTTGCGGCTGTCGCGGCCCACCCATCACTAATCATAGTTATCTCCTAAAGGCCGTCAGTGTCGGCTCCATTGTACGTGACAATGTGACTTGATCCAGTATCGCCTCGCCGAATGTTAATTGAATGAGAGTCTCGGTGGCCCATGTTTCCGAAGTTCCTTGGACCCTTTTTGCGATCGCGTGTAATAGCGTCTAGTAGTAATCGGCTGAATTCCAAGCAATGTACGCCTTCCTGCTTCGCTCGATCCCTCTCGACCTGAGCCAGACAGCTCTCGATATATAACTCGTTGAGCCTGTCGCCCCCGAGCGGCACCGGAGCTGCTGCAGTTAGCCTGCCAGTGTAGGCGTCGTACTCACCGAGCAGCGTATAGCTGTCGTCTGGCGTAGGGAAGAACAGAACTTCTTGGAGCTGCCTGGTTGTCCCGTCCGAATCCTTGAAGCGAATCGCCGCGTACTGCGGAGCCTGTGTAAGTTCCCCACCTGCACGGAGATCGAGTAGGTCCACCACGCTAATGATCGAAATCGGTGCCAGGTACTTATCTTTCTCGTATGAGAACTTGCTGCGCATCCGGCCAAAGTCTGCCGGCAAATCATACTCGTAGTCATCTACTATAATGTCTAGTTCAATCGAATCCTTCAGCCACGACCATTCATGACCAACCACGTTGCCAACCGTTGGTGGCGTGTATACCCTGCGGACACCGGCATTCACGAACGAATCTATCTCGTTCAGTTGATCAGTTGACCATACCGAGTTCGCAGTTCCGTAGCCAAGCTCTCGCCCGACCCATCGCCTTAGATCAACCAGGCCGAACGTGGCCGAATCAGCGTCATATACGTGGACAAGACTGTCGATGTCCTGGCGGTCTCGGAGGATCGCGTCGATGAGAAGCCGCTTAAAGAGCTGAGTATGGACATCACCACCAGTGACACGCGACTCAACTACCGAAAGGCAGCTCTCAATATACAGTTCCGACAGCGACATGCCGCCAAGGGGATACGGGTACGTGTCATCCAGGGCGCTTGGAAGCACCTCGTACTCAACGTACATCGTCAGGTCAGCGTTCGGCGTAGGATACAATAGGGCCGTGAAGCGATGCCCGGTCGATCCGTCACCCTCGACGGGCTGGATCGCCACGTACTGAGCATCGCCGGCCGTGGTGTCCTCAGCACGTAAGGCAAGCAACTCAGAGACCGAGATTTCTGAGACCTCCCGCTTTTCTGAATTAGCCGCAAAATGCATACGCCCCCTCAACCGTCCAAAGTCGTCAGGGAGCGTGTAGTCGTCTACCCCGTCAGTGACAGCAAGTGAGCTGGTAGGGGTTATCCACGACCAGATATGGCCCACGATCGGTTCGGGGGCTTTTGAGTATCGAGATCCGCCGGACGGTGGAATCACTGCCGGCGGGTAGTAGACTTTTCGGATCCCCGATTGAACGATATCTTCAACCAGCGATGCTTGATCTGCCGTGAAACTGGCGATAGTGCGGCCGTGGCCAAGGGCATAACCAACCTCCTGCTGGAGTTCAGTCCAACCAACACTAAGACTAGATTCAGCCATCTGTCACTCCACAAAAGTGGCCGCCACCCAGGAAGAGAGCACTGGGTGGCGACCTTGATCCGGGCGATGCCCGGTGAATTACGCAATCACAAATCCCACAACGAGGACTTCGACCCACTTTTGGCAATTCCATTCCAATACAGCGACATCTCCGTCGTCGTCGCCAGTCAGCGTAGCAAGGGCCGTATCGGCACCGTCACGCTGAATGCCATTAACGGTGATAACGAGGTCGAAGGCATCAGCCAGATCGCCCTCGATGTACCACTTCTTGCGTTGCTGCTCGGCAGTTCCGTCGGCCATCGTGAATGTAGCGTCAGCAGTGTCCAGAGCCGAGGCCGGGAAGTAACTGATCCCGCCAGCCATCAAGGTGACAGCTCCACCATCCGTATCGAGAGTCACAACCTCGACGAGGCCAGACGGCTTACCAATCTGCAGCTTCGCCTGGCAATACAGGACCTCAGGAGCCGAGGCGTCTACGGTCTGCAGTGGAACCGCAGAGCCTTCGCCCTCGAACCCGATTCTCGTGAAGTAGCCGGCGTAAGTTCCGCCAGCCTGACAACCGATCACGACATTGCTGCCGGCCACAATAGCCGGGGTGCCGTAAAGAGCGATCTCGCAGCACGAGCCAGGGCCGTAAATCTCGACCCACTGGCCGGTACTCTTGGCAGTATACGCACGGGCAGTAACGCCCGCGAAATGACGAGAGTTGGTGATCGACGGAACCTCAACATAGTTATCCCTGCGATAGTCCACGTCTGCGGCCGTACCGTAATCCCAATTCCAGCACAGACCCTGGCCTTTAACCAGAGCGGTGGTGCCGGCGAAATACACGAATTCAGGAAAGACACGCCCCTTCTTGACGTGCGCATTCAAACTTCTATCGGACATAGTAGTACCTTTCTAAACTAATACACGTTTCGCGCCCTTGCCACATAGCAAGGGCAAGTAAGTTAGCTATTGTCGTAGATGACAGCTTGGCGTCTTAAGTTTGTGCAGGCCATCTGGAGTGTTGCATCAAGATCGACTCTACGGACGTTATGCTTTCCGGGCACCATGTAGGGCGCGGTCAACTGATTTTCCCAGCCACTCATCACGCCGACAGCGAGCCACTTCCAATCCAACATGTAGATCGGGTTCTCGGTGTCATTGTCCAAGTAGGGAGCGTATTGAACCGGAGTACCCTTGAACAGGGTCTTTCCGTCTTTGCTGGCAATGTCGTTACCGAGATTCATGTTCTGGGCTTCGAGAAGTTCCTCAAGGATACCGATGACTTCGTCATTGGTATAGACACCGTTCTTCATACCAGCCAACTCGGGCTGAGAGTGAGAGACGGGCGAGCGGAACTTCGTCTTGCGAGTCGCACGCCGCATCTTACGAACCAGGTCCTCTTTCGAGATCTCGGTGTAAGCCGCAGTGTAGTTCGCATAGCGAGCATAAGCGCCAGTACTAATGCCGGCACGGCCATCGGCGAAACCAGCCGGGTCTCCGCCATTGAAGCCTTCAGTAGCATTCTTGACAACCCAGTAGGTGAGCCCGTACGGGGTGGTCGTATCGGTGCTGTCGGCCGGCTTCGTCCAAAGCACTTCCTCAAGATACTCAAACAACGAGACCATCATCGCGATGTAGCGAGACTTCACGAGATCAACGATAGCCTTGCCACCGCGCTGGAATGCCGGCTCTCGCTTGTCATAGATGTAGTGCGCGTTGACGTGGCGCGGCGTCAGCTCTGCCTCGACCAACGTGTCAGTGAATGCACTGGTGTCGGTCTCATAGAGAGCGACTGCCTTGGCAGAGTAGTTGTGATCCATCTGGACCTGCCACTGCCACGGATAACCTCCGTCAAAAACCTTCTTGCGTTCCTTCCACATCTCTCTGACCGCCACATGATCTGTGAGGTCAGACTGCATGTCCAAAAAAGCGCCCTTCTTAATCAGCGCCTCTTGAGTGCTCAACACCGCGTCGTCGATATCAGAAAATTGCAATGCCATTAGTGATCATTCCTTATGTATTAGTTACCTAGTGTTTCAAGTTCCTTCTTACACTCCGTGTAGTCTGCCGCATTTCTTAGAATCTCTGCAGATTCCCTGGCATTCGCAAGAAGTAAATTACAATTCCTGCATAACCAACCCCGGAACGCTCCGTTCGTATGATCGTGATCCATGTTCAGGCGACCTTTAACGTCATCCTCATGGATTCCGCAAATACTACAGTAGCCAGTAAACGCATTGGCTACCTCATCTCTTGTATTGGTACATGGCATGTAGCCACGCCTTTTTGCGCTGTATTGTGAACTTTTTAACGCCATTTCAAAGCGGTCAGCTGCATAATGTCGACTTCGCCCCCTTTGCGCGAAGCCCCTCAATGTCCTGCTTGGCGCGCCACTGCTTTGTGCGATCATTACAAGCCTTCGGATGCAACCGGCGATATTCCCGTGATCGCTGTCTACACTGTTCAGCACTTAAGCGACTGCGCTTTCTCCCTTCAGCCCGAGTACACTCAAGACAGTTGTAGTGATACCCGTCAGAGTTAGCCTTACGCTTCGAGAACCCACTCAGAGGCTTCTCCGTCCCACAACGCGAACATGTTTTCTTGATTTCTGCTATCATGCTCCAAATTTCTCCTCTAGCATTTTGATAGCAGCAGCATCAGCCGATTCCTCAGATGATGCTTTACCCTTGCCTGAGCTGCCGGCACGGCGGGTATGAGTCCCAGAACGCTTCTTGAGAGCATACTTGAGCTTCGCTTCCTTACGAGCAGCAATCTCATCTCCTAAGGCAAGCTTCGCAGCCTGAGCGAAGATCTCATCTTGCGGCGGCACAGCCTGGTTGGACTGTTCATAGCCGGCCATGAGCACACTGATCTGATTGATTAGCTTGTCGCGGCTTACACGCTCAGCAGAGCCCTGCACTAGCGCATTGTATTTTCCATTACCGAGTGTCTTCTCAAGATCGAGGGCGGCACATCGCTCGTCAAACCACACTTCGAGTTGAGCAGCCTGCCGTGCATTTGCCTCTACATCACTCTGCGAGGCAGTCGCCTTCTGGGATTGGATCCTCTCCTGCTGCAGCTTGATGACTTCCTTCATCGCATTGAAGTATTCAATGACAGCAGGGTCAACAACCTCCGGGTCCAGCTCGGGTAGATTAGCGAGTGGGTCCGCCTCTTCCTCATCCTTCTTGTTTGGTTCTTTGACGCGCTCAATGGCCTCGACAGCACTGGTCAGTAGCTCCTCGCTGGGAAACTTCCTCGCCTCACGCAACGGAATTCCTGCCTCCAGGGCTCGCGTCAGCAGGTCATCCGAGACGGTAGGCTCCTGCTGCCCCTGCTTCGATAACTCAGCAAGTTCCTCGTTAGAAACCTCGATAGTCTCGCCATCACCTGCGGCGTCTAGTCGCTCCCGTAACGTTCCTTTAGATGCTCCGTCACCTCCATTAATCTCACTTCCCAGTCCTTCCGCTGCCTCGGATTCGACTCCGCCACTATCGCCTTTGTCAGTGCCCGCTGATACCTCTGCGTTCTCTCCTTCGGGGTTTCCTTCTTCACCATCTCCTGGTGTTTCCTGTCCCTCTCCTCGTATTCCGCTTTCGTCAGGTCTGCCATCGTCTAAGTCCTCTTCTTCCTGGCCATGTGTCTCGGCTAATGATTCGTCGGCGGCTTCGTCGATCTCTTTCAGGAAGTCTTCATCAAGTGGCATTTCTCTCTCCTCAATTGAAACTTGACTTGTCATGCAAATTACGACATTTTAGAGCACGCTCTCGGTGCTTCGGGGTACGATAGACGGGGTCCCCTGAAGGATGTACTTCAGTTGGTACGCCACACTTCTCGAAGTGATCGCGCAGCCTCTGCGCATCCTCTGGATTGACTCCGCTGCCGACACATGGTTCCATAGGCCATCGAGCGTTGGACCGTTTTTGTTCTTTATACCCAACCTTTTCGGCTGCTAGGTCCCTTGTCCAGACAACCCCGTCCTTCGTGAACGTCCACGGAACGGTCGCCATCGGATAATCACGCTCGATCGTTTCATTCAAAGCAGTATAACAATACGTAGCCACTATATCTCCTCCGTCTATTACTATACTCCTTTTCGACATGTTTTGTCAACCAAAATTATAAAGCTTACTTCCCAAGTGCAGCAGCCTCACTGGGTTGCGCCATTCCAGCCAGCGCCTGTGTCATGATCTGTGCCCTCCCCGCCTGCGAGGGTGTTCCTGGGACATTGCGGCGAACCGACTCTGTCGTCTTCGAACCTCCTCCACCTTGTCCGCCGGCCCGATCGGCGACATTTACGTTCTCAACGAACTGCACGATCTCCGCGATTTCAGGCATGTCAGCGTACTTCGACATCAAAGAAATGATTGCAGCAATGTCGATGGAACCACCTTGCGCCTCGATAAGCGGCGCAAGCTCAGGGAGGTCCTCCCTTACGAACATTCGGAGTTTCTGGTACTTGACTTGGGGCGATTCGTCTGCGAGGCTGTAGAGATCGATATCGAGATCGAGGTCATCATAGGGGACCTTTTCCTTGTCCCTGGGGCCGAACTTAGACTGCACCCCAGATGTCATTCCAGGAATCTTCTTCTCGATCGTACGTTCCTTCACTGGATCGCTGTACTCATAATAGCTGAGCGTCTCGAAGATCTTCTTGTAGAATATTGCAGCGGCATCACCCATGTCGCGCAACGAAGCATTGGCAGCCTGCTGAAGAAGCTTATCCTGGCCAACTGTATCCGTCATCGGGGCAAGCCCCCCGATACTGTCCAAGTTACCGGCGAAGTAGCTAAACAGCTCCTTGACTTGAAGCTCGAACGCGAGCGTCTGGGGATCGATACCGCCAGCCCTCAAGAGCTGAGGCGGAGTGCCGGCATATAGGATCCCTTGTCCGTCTGCGGCATCCCTGAAGCTGTTGACGCTCTCATCATCATCGCCACCGAAACCGAGGACTGCCTTTTGGGAGTCAGCGCCTTTCCCCATTTTCCTAAAGAGGGCGTTGGCTAATTCATGCAGATCATAGAGAGACGCAGCCGGAGCCAGCGGCAACACATTCCCAGGAACCCAGTCGAACCCAAGTATAGTGTACGGACTCTCTGGATCGTCATCCCATGCTGACACATGGAGCTGCTTACCATTGGAGACTTGATACGTTACCATAAGCCGCTCATCAGGGAGCCATACATCACGCAGTGTGACGCGCTCCTTGAACATTACCGGGGCACCGCCACCAATTATAGTCTTGGCCTTTACTTGCCCATTTGAATCAACGACATCAGAGTCGTCCTTTTGCAAGTCCTTCTTGGCCTTCGTGCTGAGCCAGGTCCCATCTTGCAGCTCCTCATACGAGAACTCTTTATCGTTCCCCATAAACTGGCACCTCCGCGCATCATCTACGGAGAGGTCGACAAAGAAGTTACTCAATGGCACATTGTCAACGAAAGGCTCTCCATATTCCTCTTCCATAATGATGCGTGACGTGGACAGTCCACATTTTGCAATGCCCATAGAGAAGAGGGCTTCCATCATGATGCGCCTGAATGTCTGCGTCAGGTTAATCTCGCCGGGGATCTTATTAACGGCAGCCTCATGACTAGCGGCAGTAGCACGATATTCCGGATACTTAGACGTCATCATGACACGCGGCGACTTCGGTGCCAATTGGCGAGTATAGATAGAGACCGCCATCTTAAGAAGCGGAAGCGGTATGTTACGATCAGAGCCATCCTCATGATAATGAGACCCAACGTACTGCCGTACGGCAGCGATACGGTTTGCCCTTGGACGTTCAAGTCGCTTTTGGGACCACTCGATAGCTTCCTTTAGTTTCGTAAAATCCGCTTCTGGTAGCAAATCACTCATGTGCTTCTCCTGGGCGTTACCACCCGTTACCTAGTTCCCCTTTGTTTTCTTTCTTTTTATTACGCTGCTGCTTACGCCAAGCAAGACTCCCTATTGGAATCTCCGGCTGCTCTTGGCATATCTTCGGCTTCACTTCAGTACAGCAATGCCAAGCCATAGCGTCGGCCATGACGCGGTCGCCATGTTGCGCGTTAGCTCCAGATGGATCCATCTTGTCATCTTCAGCGGCATGCTTTACTCCGCCTTGGCCGTCGAAAATATATTCCAAGCATTCCTCCAGTGCTTCCCTTGAGAAGTTAGCGCAACGATCCTTCTCTATCGCTGTTCGGTAGGCACCCATTAAACGCAGCTTACTCTCGCGCCCTGGTGCCCATCCAGCCTTATCAGTGTGCCTTCTCGTAATAGAAGAGACAGCCTTCCTGGTGAATACATTCCCATAGTTGAGATCGAGAATCCTGGCTCCGAACTGCTGCCCAGGCCCACGGTCTTCCCAGATGAGCGTGGCGTTCCCAAAAAGTTTTGCAATAGCTACGGCCTGATAAGCCAAGGCCTCTGGCCTGACGTATGGGGTGGTAAATTCACCAGCCTTAGTTCTAAGAACCTTATCCCAAATTGCCAGGCACGAATTCGATGCGCCACTGCCGGCCGAAACATCACACCCAATAACATACTTAGTTTCCAGTGATGGCTTCATGCTGCCATCTAACTGAACCCACAGCTTCAATAGGCCGTTCGCGCTGTCGCGAAATTCGTCTGGCTCGCCGGTCTGTATGTCATATTCGAGATCGCCAACCATACCTGGCGTTCTAGCGTACTTTCTTATCGCTTCATTGACTTTGGGGACGTCGAAAAACTGGGACTGGGAGGACCCGAAGTCCATGTCGAGTTCTGCAGCAATTTCCCTAACGGAGACACAACGCTCGCACTCACGATCGTACCAAGGCGATCGTGTCTTACCATCAAGTATCGGGTGGTATTCATCCGAATAACCGTCCTGGTCGAGGACCTCGAGACATCCTTGCTTATCGGTTGTGTACAGACCGCGAGCTTTCTCGGGATGAAGAGTCCAGTGAAGCCTAAGAGTTCTGATATTCGTCTGAGAAATGGCATAGAATGCGTTCCCTGTACCTGCTGGGGTACTATTAAAGATCCGAGAGTTGGTCACGTCACGAGTCGAGCCGAGAACCTTATGGCCGTTCTCAACGGCGGCAAACTCATCTAGAAGAATTGCTGTCCGGCGATCGCCACGAGCAAAGTCCCCAGTCGTCGACTCTCCATCAATGACGTAGCCGGTGGCCGGGTTTCGGAGATGCAATTTACTTCTGCACTCTCGATTATGGATATTGAACCCTTCAGGTAGCAGCCACTCAGGCTGCGTATTCAGGATGTAGTCAATCTTAAAAAATAATGACTTCGGGTTGCCGTCCTTCGACTCGACGTACTCCTCTGTTCTGGACCCAAACAGGAGGCTGCCTTCTGACTTCGAGAAGTGCCACATCCATTCACATGCCACGGCGTTCATCCATGAAGCGCCCATGTCTCGTGACTTGAGGATGAGTAGATCCTCTACTCCGATACAGCTCAGGATGACTTCGAGAGATTCTTCCTGGAACTCATAGGGAATGAAGGGCACTTTCGCCCACGGGCGCTTCCTCGGATCATACGTCCAAAGGAAGCCGGCCATGTAGAAGAGGATGTCCTTCGAGCAGGCCTCCCAGATACCTGCCACGAACTCTGGATCCTCAAGGGCACGCCTATGGACCTTGGCGCGCCACTTGAGGTTCTCCTCATACCCGCTTGGCACCGAGCCATAGAATGGGGAGAACTTACTCAACAGTCTCCCTCTTCTGAGCTTGTTCCTCGTACTGCTTAATGTACTGTTTGGCGGCTGCTTCGAGGCGACCTAGCTCCTCCGAAGAGAGCATGTTCTTGTCCGGGCTGCCCCATATGGCATCCTCCATGCGACGCAATCCCCTGTCGTTCGCTTCTTTATTATATGCTGTCACTTGATGACCTCACACAGACCTTTAGGAAATTGTATATGCTCGCAGTATGATTACAGAACAATAGAGCGAACAGTAACCAGCCGGTGGGTGGCGTGCAGTTCTCGATGCAGTAAAAGCCGAGAAAGAGCAATGAATAGCTCACAATAAACCATACGGCAGCAAGGAAAAAACAGGCCATTTCTTTATTATACGTCATCAATTTGTGCCATCTCCAAATCTAATCGTCACAGACTTTGTCCGACTCATCCTCGCTCTCCTCTACACAGCGCCTAATGTATTGACCACGAGACTCTAATCCCTTCGCATTCAGGTCCTTCTCGTATTCACTGGGTTCGTACTCTGCCGGAACATCCTCCTCCACCTTTTCCTCCTTCAGGGAATCTAGCATCTCGGTAATCTCCCGGATCGATCGATTCCCTTTCTTACGGATCTTATCGCGCCTGGCCTCATCTCCATCCTCCTTGACCTCGATAGCGTTCAGACGCCCCAGGAAGTCCTTCGACTCATTTATCGCCTGGACATATAGGTAGAACGCTACGTCGTTAGGGGCCGTCTTGGGGTGCTTGTCAGTGCGCTTATATGCACCGGCCGCACGAGCAGCCCAACGAACACAGTCCTTGTATGGAAGTTCCTTATTTTCGAGAACGACGTCGCTCATTGGGTCTGGATTGATGCCGGCCATATGAACCTCTGGGTGAGACTCTGGGTGGGGGTCGTACTCCTGCGTATCGTAGTTCCGAAAGAGAATTCTTAACTGTCCAACCTTGCCGGCGAGTTCCTTGGTCGCGACTACAAGAGCCTGGAGCTTCGTGTAGCCAGAGCTTTCTTGAAGCTCGGCTATGCGGCGCTCCCATTGCTCGTACGTCACTTTTTCCTTACCGTCATGTCGCCAGATGATTGACTTCGCACGAGACGCGAATTCAGTCATGGCGCGACGGCGATCCTTTTTGATAAACGGATCGGTCTCGGCGTCGGGCATGTCCTTGCAGGATAGTGGCTTATCACCCTTCTTTTTCATTTCTTCTTCCGGGGTTTCGGGGTTAGAGCACCAATAAGACTGGAGCGTTTCTTCTTCAGGCTAAGGAGCGTACTCAGGAAGCTACTTGACTTCTTCCGTACCTTCACTGCCTTTTTTGCTGGCGCTTTCTTTGTGACCTTTACAGTCCTTGTTGCGCTGCCGGTGGCCAGCCCCACTGTCCTGCCCTGCTCGGCACGAATTTTCTCCATTAGTTTACTATACTGTGTCATCTAGCTTCCCCATTGCCATGTGATCCTGAACCTCACTGCCTTCGCTAATGTCCTTAGCCTTACGGAACTTCATGGGCGGTCCCCTACGGCAGTACTGAGTAGGTCCGTGATTCTGATTAAGACGCTCAAGTGCCTGATCGCGCCTCTCTTCGGTCAAGTATTTGCCCCAGCTATGCCACTCGCTCATGAACTTGAACATTGACTTCCTGTATCGAACGTCAATACCAAATCTCTTCCTGACTTTTCTCTTCTTGATCTGGCCAGGCTCGGCAGTGCCGTCTGGTTCTCCATTCCGATTGGGAAAGACCATTATCATCTCCTACGTGGCGTCAGTTGTCGGGGTAGTCGGGTCGTGCGACTCAGGGAAGTCAAGATCATCCAACTCGTCATAAAGTTCGTCCCAGTCTTCTTCGTCGTCTTCACCTTCGCTGCATTCATCGGACGCCGCTTCCCAAGCTGCTTCCTCATTAACTTCCTCCTGGGTCATCTCTCCCCAGGGCTGATTGTCACTATCGTCCGTACATTCATCGAACGGCTCGCCTGGCTCTGGTACTTCATTCACTTCGAAGTCGCCTTCGAGTACACGCTCCAATATCTCGTTACGCTTTACTGTGTACAGTACATCACCATCTAGAGATTCCTGCAGGTCATCCGTGAAAATGAGTTCCACACCACGAAAGAAAACACCAGTCCTTCCGTCCGCAGTACGGGAAACTTCCGTGCCGTTTTTGTGGGTCTCCTTCGAAAGAACGACAGGGTCTTCGGGATCTTTCAGGGATCCAGGGTAAGCCATCGGCCGATCGACGCCGGACATAGTGGCTTCGTTGGCTGCCATTATTACACTGATCTCTTCAGGGGTCTCCGCCACAAAGAGTGGTTCTGCTGATCCGCGCATGAGAATCTTTGTGCAGTACCGTACACCAATAGTTAATTCCATTTGATGTACATAGACAGCCATAATATACATCGGCTCAATGAAGGCAACGTCAGGTTCGCTATCACTTATGTATGGTGGAAAAGTATGTACCTTTATCATGATTTACTGTCTCTTTCTTCGAGTTGTTGCATGACGGATGATGCGGGATCGGTTACCTTGGCTATGAGCCGGCCACCAGCGTCAAAGAGCCTGGCCCCTCGGGAACCTCCGGGTTCCTCTTTTGTATCGAGCACGAGGGCGACGAGGAATTTACGAATTCTGATCGTCCTCTCGTACTGCTCCATCGTGTCCTTGTTCCGTTCTGCGATTTTACACTTCAGAAATTCAGAAGTCGTCATGGCCTCTCCTCATTCATCAATCTGCAGGTAAACTTTATTGTCGTCGGCCGGGTCATAGACGACGTTGCCCAGCTCTCCACCGCCGATTCCCCAGGTATCCAAGATGACATCGGCGCCCATGTCACATTTCTTCAGTTCCCTGATTAGCTCCCTAACGTTCATGCCTCTTCCCTTAGGTTATTGTCGAGTCCTGGGACCTTATTACCCACTGACCGCCTTGTATTGCCGTTTAGTATCCTCTCGGGCTCGATTGATGGAATTAAAAATGTGATTGAATGTATTGGCAGCATAGACGGTTTCCCCAGCATCCAGGTCGAGGGCAATAATTGGGTGGCCATAGGAGCTGTTCATGACCTCCCTGATCCTCATGACTATCTCACAATCCATAGCAGCCGGCCAAGGGCGTCTCCGGAAGTCAGGTTTGTCGTCCTCGGTCTGTGGGATCTCCCGGTACTTAAATAGCATTTCTCTTCTCCTTCTCGGGTAAGTATGACATCTTGATCTCTCTAACTACTATATCCGAATTGAGGCCTTTTTGTCAACTAGATTCTCGAGATGACCGTTGCCGGCCTTAGATACATGTGTAACGCAGTAATGATTAGTGAAGCATGTAGTATTCCATTAGAGCGTAATACCATAGGTCCCGTTACCAGTAGCTCAATGGAAGTAGTAGCCGGTTGCAGTAACTTTTGGGGCCCGTTTTGTTAGTGCAATAGTTACTAAAAACACCATGTAGTAGTGTTTGATTCGTAAGTAGAGTGAGAGTAGGACTATAGATATATAATACATATATATATATATTACTATACGTACACCTTTCCCTCCACGCTCTCCCACCACTTCTACTACGCTTCCCCCTCTCCTTACGACCATCGGGGGTGCATCTATATAAGGCTGCCAGAGTTTTTAATCAATTATCAATTCCGAGGCGTTTTGGCCCTGCCTCAAACCACAAGTGGGGTGTGTTTAGGTCGACTTTCATACCTTCTCCGGCTGGTAGAATTTTATTCCCTTTGTGTACGTATCGCGCTCGGTGTTGTCGTGGGTCCCTCTAACGGTTGGACGGCCCTAGAATGGTCGTAAGCCGTTCTCGGCGTGGGACTTAAGTAGTACCGTGGGGCCGACGACCCGGGGGGTCTGGTACGGAATGCTGACCCCATGGGGCCCCCCGGGTATCGATATAAGTATAGGCTATCAAATGAGTTAGGCATTGGCATAGACGCTACGGCCATGCCAATGCAAGCCCATGTACAGGCATAAATTGCCCTGATAACACGCTCGCAAGGGGTTTGGGTATTCGATCCGAATTAAGATCACACCATCACACCCCACCTATGCTGCATACCACATGATGTGCCACCCCATGGTGCAAGGCACAAGATGTGGTATGCTGCCACACCCAACGTACAACCAAGATCACCACACTCCACACACCATCGATCGATCGGCCAGCCGGCGAACACCACCAAACATGCCGATAAGGCCCACTAACCACTACACACCTCATAACCGGCATGACCGCCAATAACATGCCATAATGACATGCTCAGAATGCCCTCTAACGGCCCTACGCCGGTCAACTCGACCCTAAACACCTGCCATTTCCTTAGAGTTTACGACAGGCTGGGATTTCCACTTGACAACGTACAGGGCCAGTATATAGTACAGTAGCGAAGGCCACCGTATAACTCAACCAGAGAAAGAAAGAGCATGGACAATCACGAACCAACGATACACCGTATACACACACGCTGGGATAACAGACGTGCTAGGCTTATACCTACCGGCTGGCGAATAATGTATAAGGGCAAGACAATCGGCTTCGCCGAATCATGGAATAACGCTATGGAGATCATAAGGGATTGGAAATTATCTCGGAATTCCATTTGACAACCGGCAAACACGGGCTATGATTAAGATGGACAAGGGGCAAGGCACTACCACAAGGGAGACGAGACAATGGACAAGCAAACAATAACCCTCCGATATGGCCAATTAGAAATCCCGGTGCGGGTAATTGGTTTTCGCGACCGCTCCGGCGTGGTGGAGTATCTGATCACTCCGTTGCACGGATCAGGGTCCGGATGGATTGCATCCGACCGATTGTCCATGGTCTAGACACGCACCAACGCAAGGGGCAAGGCAACACAACAAAGGGAGACGAGACAATGAAAATGACAACAGATGAAACACCCCCAACCTTCGATGAAGTAATCTTCATCATGGATTATGAGGCAGGGGAATTAAACGACGATCAGATCATCGAAGGTATGCAACGCCTTATCGATAGCGGACTAGTCTGGAAGCTACAAGGGTTCTACGGTCGGCTGGCCATGAACCTCATCGAGGCGGGATGCTGCACCAGCTAGTACACACGCACCAATACAAGGGAGATAAGAGACAATGACCAAACGCGAAGCCATTAACCGAGAATCATGGGATGCAATACTAAAATGCGGTCCGTGGGCCATGACCCGCGAAGAACTAACCAGGTACTACACCGACAAGACGGGCGATACTCTGGATGATGTATTCGAGGGCCCGGGCTGGGATATAACCGACGGACGGCAATTCGTAGCTATCGCTATTTTGCAGGGAAAAATTCACAACACGCAACCAGGAGACAAGAGGCAATGACATGCAAACCGAATCTTACGAAGGCGGACTGGGTGGAGATTTACTACAGTCTCACTAGAAAACAGGAAAGCGTATTAGTGCAAGGCAATGAGCGGTGGCGAAAGCACATAGCGAGAATTATCAACAAAATTGGCCCGGATGGGCAGAATATGCACGCGACGGCCCGATAATTCCCCCTTGACTTTCACTCAGGATGACGTACACTATAGGTAGAGGGCAAGACAATGACCACGCAACAGATTATCCGCCGGCAACTGATGCTGATTCGGTTAATCCAATTAGGAGACAAAAGACAATGACGTTCACGACCTGTCTGCCCACGCACTTCAACAATCTCCGCCCCATCACCAATGACATTCTAGACACGATCCTAGAACGCGTCTTGGACCTATTCGGCGGATACACCCTTGATCCGCCAAGTCTGGGGGCATGGAAAGACCCGAAGACCGGCGAGGTGTACCGCGAAGAGGTCCAGCGACTAACGTTCTCCGTGGAGGACAAGCAAACCGACGCCGTCCGCCCATGTATTGTGTGGATCAAAGGCCTACTTTGCCAAGAGGCTATGTACCTTACCCAGTCTTCCGATCCGGTCGAGTTCATCTGAAACCAGCGAGCAGGGGCAACAACACAAGGGAGTCTAGTCATGCACGACATTTCATGGACCTACTCATGGGCAAACGGTAAAATTTACTCGGCGTGCCTAACACCCGACGAGACGCACGCCATGTGCCTCGGCTTCGGACATCGCGAGGATACGCTACTCTTGAGTATACATCGCGTGAGCGATACACCGCGTAAGCCGAACCCGCTGACCGGCCAGCAACAATGTTCGTACTAGAACACGTCCCGAAGACTTTAACCCGAGGACTAAACATGAAGACCGAAGTGAACTCAATCAAAATCCCGCATGAATACGTGGACTTATGCAGCCAATGGCATGACGGGGTCGATACAATGCTGTACGCCATATCGTCAACCGGCGGGCTAACACTTGGAAGGTTCCGCCCGGAGGACGATAACGCCGAACCCATGACCAATGAGGCATGGTACGTTAGCTTGTTCGACCAATTAGACAGTGAGCTGTCTAATTGCGTGCGGATACTGGCGAAACACCCCCGACTCGCCGATGACGAAGACCGAATAGCATTAGAAGCATTCCAGCAATGGGCCGAAGAAGCGGCTGATAGACTTCGCGGCGAATACGAACTAGACGACTAGACCTGTGGACCAACGCAACCCAATAGAATAGAGACCCAACTATGAACGACCCAACTCCACAAGATCGTCTCGGCCGGATCACTAAACTTCATGGCCTCCGATGGTGTAGCTATGATGGCTGGGAGCACTCATCCCATGTTCGGAAACTGAGCGGAAACGCCGAGGCCTACACGACAGACTTGTCTGAGATGCCCATCCCGGTCGACGCTAACGACTACCTGAAGAACCTCTCGACCGACGAAATCGACCCCGGTGAACTCTACTTCACCCCGCCGCATTTCGGCGGTTCAGACTACAGTGGGGCAATCTCCACAAAGGCAAACGCTAACTGCATTCTCAAGGACTACAAGGGCAAGGATATCGTCTGGGCGATCTACGGTGCTTGCGGTAGTTGGAACGTCGTATTTGGCTTGTCCGCTCTGTTGCAATGCAGCGAAGAGACCTTCGTTGAAGTATTGGAGACCTTGGAGGCAATGGAGGACTACCCCGTAATTGATGGCGATGCGATATGCGAAATCGAATCAGAAGTGACTGAAGAAGCCTGGAATAGCCGGGTCCGCGACGACTTCACAAGCCGCTTGGAAAGGAAATACTCCGATTTTGATTTCGTCTGGCCGGCCGACGACGTGCTTCGTGAGCTATTCGAGACTTGTGCCGAAAAAGCGGATGAATACTGGGAAAATGAGGAGGGACTCAATATGTACATCAACACGGAGCAAGTAGCAGAAAGATGTGCATGGGAAAGAATTGTTTCGTACTCGCACGCCAAGTGAGTGTGCCGCGTACCGCGTACCACGTACTTGGACCAGGGACTTTGGCTCCAAGCTTGTGGAGTAAAGTATTAGTGTCTCCCGTACCCTGCCCCTTGACAATGGGCAGGGACCGAGGTACACTATCACTTTCACCCGAGGACTAATCCGTGAGAACTTTAAGCGTACCAGAGAGGCATTAACTGCGAGTAGCCTGGAAGACTCTGACTTATTCGGATGCAGGGGCCCGCATTATGGGAGGTCCAACAAAGGCGGAATCTGGAATGAGATCATGCGAACCGGAGTCTATATTTAAGTGACACGCCCCGAATATGGGTATGTATATGGTCTGCGACTCATCACGTTTGCTGATGACTATGTGTGCATCGGCGAGTAAAGCGGAGCAGACCGCCCTGCGTGATGAGTTCCATATATCCAGGGTTCGATTCCCTGGCGGGGTGCCTTTTCTGTTCCTGTAAACGCGAACCTGCTGGAGTTTACTATGCCAGATAAAAGTTTCGGTATTCCGCTCTCCAAGACCATCATTAACAAGGGATGGGACAAAAATAATCTCTACCACAGTAACCTCCATGTAGATACAAGGAAGACCGTCGAGAGGACCGCGTGCATAATCAAGGCAAGCCAAATAGAATTTGGCACGCTTGCTTTTCGCGGTATGTCCGGTGCCTTAGTCGGCCCTATGCTCGCAGATCATATGGAGAAAAGCTGGATCTTACTCCGCAAGCCCTGCGATAAGACGCACTCATCTCAGCGGCATGTAGGCGAGGTCTTGGGGTCTTGCCTCATTCTGGATGACTTCGTGGAAACGGGAGCCACGATTGAGAAAATCAGGGAAACACTGAGGGACTGGGGCCATACATGCGTAGGCTTTACGCTCTATGCGAAGGGTGTAGTGAGTAGCCTTTACGTGCCCAAGGATGAGCACTACTACACTAGGTATAACTGCCAAACGAAGACTGCCCTAAAGCAAGCTGTTAAACGAAAGACCAGGATAAATTTCTTCTCGCCAGGCACGTACAGCGACAGGGGCTTGCGAGATGGAAGTAAGATTATCATCAGGGGGCCGCACTTCCCTAGACGTCACACTTGGAAAGCTGAGTGTACCGTTAAAGGTGACAGGATTATCGCAGTCAAATGAAAGGTAGATGCTATGGACCGCGAGACGAGGCGGAGCAGCACCCATAATCGAATCTTAACCGAGAATGGAACCACACTAATGGACGAACGGACCCCCGCACTAATACGAGCCGCATTCAAGCAATGGGCCCCGTGGGCTCGCGTGATCGCCGGCCGCATGGCCAACGCTCTTGGTGCTCCTTACGATGTTATGCTTTCGGCCTGCAATCTAGCCATCGTCGACAAGTATGACAACCTAGATCTTTCCTGCTACTGCGACAGGCAATGTGCTAGATACCTTGAGCGTGCGATGCGTAATCAGTGCTACGAAGCATTGTGGGCCCATGTCAAGTTTTATAATATAAGCGAAGCCGATAAGGTCGATCTAATTGTGGGTGGCTCCGACCGAGGCGCTGACATGGAAGACAAGCGGAATACTGCCCGGCTAAAACAGATCGACGATCGTGAAGAATTGTCTGTACTATTCAAGGCATTAACCCCGATAGAGCGAATCGTCGTGAAGATGTCATATGGCATCGGTGACTGCGAGCGTACCCTTGAAGAGATTGGTGAACAGTTGGACTGTTCAAAGCAATGGGTTTCCCAGGTAAGGCAACGGGCATTAGGGAAAATGCAACGAGCCAAGCATGAACAACAGGAGTCCTGAAATGCGTCCACTTGAAGAGATCATAGCCACGAACGAGGCAGCGGCCTGTGGGGCGATCATCCCATCAACCAAGGAGCTACGCCGGCACGCGGAATACTTACGGCGTCAGATCGGGCAGATAAGGGACGAAATTTTAGCCCTTGAGATAATGGCTGATCGTAACGTCAAATTGGCAAGACGACTACCCTGAAACGCCTTCTAAGGCCTTGCATTTTCCTGGAGTCTTAGGACTCACCCAGGAGCCCTTGAGGCCCTTAGGAACGATCCTGAGCGACGCAATAAGTGCTATAATCAGTAGAGAGGCCGGCAACGTACCCGTCACTCTGCAATCCCCCACTATTGAGGAACCAATGAACGATCGAGACCGAGATCTCCAAGAGATCGCCGTGACTGCCGTCCGAGCAGCGAGAGTGTGCCGTCGCATCAGTTGCACAGACGACGATTTTGAAAAAGATCGCTTGGCTATGCTGACCACGAGATGGCTGGAAAGCATTTCTGACCTTATCGACAAACTTCGTAACATTACCTGGGAGAATAATGATGTTCGTCAAATCTTCGCCGGCACTGGATGTGGGACTGAAATTGCAGCCGCCGATGAATCGCCGCCTGACATTGCGATCGTCCAAGCGTATGCTTAGGATGGTCGGAAAGAAAGGCAAGGAACATGGCACGACTCGCCCTGAAGCAACTCGGGGGGCGAAATGACTTTCACTACTTTTTTGCCGACCCACTACAATAATGGAGCGGCTATTCCCAACGAGATCCTTGAGAAGATACTCGCTCATGTAACGGAGCACTTTGGTGGATGTACGCTCGATCATCAGGGTATCGGATACTGGAAGGATCTATGTGGCGGTAAAGTTTATCGTGAGCTGGTCCGACGCTTAACTATCGTTACCGATGCTCACCCGAAGGAAGTACGCAGTTGTATCTTGTGGATCAAGATCGAGCTGAATCAAGAGTCGATGTACTTCGGACAGACCTGTGACCCCGTGGAGTTTATATGAACGCCTCGCCTAAAAGAATTCTCGTCATTAGACCCGCAAAGGAAAAGTGCCAATGCAGGAAGTGTGGCTTCGTCCAGATCGTTGGCCATGGGACCTTTTGCAAGAAGTGTCTCGAAAAGGTCAAGAATAACACCTCGGAGAGAATATATGACCAGCGCAATCCTTTATGCTCGGTTCTCACCTCGGCCGGATGCCAAGACAAGTCAATCATGCGAAAAGCAGCTCGAACGCTGTAAGGCATATTGTAAACGCATGGGGTACTCGATCCCGCTGATTAAGAGCGATGAAGAGGTAACAGGGCCAGGAGGAAGAAGGATCGGCACGGAGTACAGGGCGGTCTACACTGACAGGAACGTAAGCGGAGCAACCTACCCTCGCAAGGGTCTAGAAAAGGCCATCTGGGCTATCGAGAAAGGCGATAACTGCATTCTGGTCGTGGATACGCAGGACCGGCTTGCTAGGGATATCCTGGTCTATGCCCAGATCGTATCTGCCGTCCAAGCTGCCGGCGGACGCATCGAGTATGCAAACGGGCTTAACACTGGAAACTCACCGGAAGGCCGGCTGGTACAGGGCATTTTCGCCCTGTTCGCAGCTTACGAGCGTGACCGGATTCGCGTGAATACAAAACGCGGACTAGCCAAAAAGAAAGCCAACGGAGAGCGAGTAGGCTCGATCCCGGTCGGCTATGGGTTAGACCCCAAGGACAAGAAGAAGCTTGTCCCGAATCTGCAGGAACGAGCGGCCGTGAAGCTGATCCACTCGTTCCATAAACAGGGACTCTCCTCGGGATGGATTGCTATCTGGGCTACACAAATGAGCGGCACGTTCCGTGGAAAGCCCTGGAGCCCGAGGACCATTCGGAAAGTCATCGCTGATGGTCTGCATTTTGAGGATTGACAGTGAAAGGCCCACGGACATAGGGTGCCGTCAGGCGAGTTCCCCCGACGTGGAGCACTAAACCTGCTCCACGCAGCACTGGCAGCGGGTGAAGCTTGCCATGTCCCATCGGACATGCAAGCCAAACCCCGCCGCCGTTGTCAATCATTTCTAATGTCCGGTAGCATCCTGGGTGCTGACATATGTATCGCAGGGTTGTCTTCATGTCTCTAACCCTCGCAGGAACGGGCGGTCATGTTTCCCATCCCAGTACCGTACGCTCGCATTGCCCCCTTCAGTGATGCGAACAAACGTAGGTGCTTCGTCATCCGTCCATGTTCCGCAGTTGTAATGCTTGCCCGCAATAGAGCCGGCATGGTGAGTATGTCCGCATACTACAACCTGACATTCATGCTTCCTGCGCAGATCCTCCACACCTTGAGTCATTTCTTTGAGTCGTTGCTTCTTTCCACCAAGCGCACGCCAGAAGGTGATCCATGATTCCAATACATTCATGAATTTCTCTTCGGCCCTCTGACGTGGGTAATCATCCTCTAACAAGCCAGAGATGATTGAGGTAATATTCCCCATCCCAGGATTGATGTCTCGACAGTATTCGTCGCCTTCATGGCCATGGCAGAACAGAAAATGACGCTTACCGATCACCTTCACGAAGTACTCTTCCTGCTGGTCAATCAGCGCCATCCCGACCATTGCATCCAGTTCGCCCGTCTTGATCCACTCTAGAAAGGCATTGTCGTGATTTCCGACGACATACCTCGCTCCCATGTTATCTAGTCGTTCCAGGAGCGGGTAGTAATGTTCGACTGATGCAGCAATGTTTACTTGCCACCATTCCATTAAGTCTCCGAGGATATAGAGCCGGTCACCGTCTTTTTGAACCTGGTCAAGGAACGACTCGAAGAGATGCCGATTCTTCTTAAAATTGTCTCTCGGACCTCCATCGCCCAAATGCAGGTCTGACACACATACG